GCGACCAGTGATTACTACTGTTGCCATGATTATTTCTCCTTAGACTGTGCGTGTGTAGTAGGTAGATACTCGAACATCTGCGATAAGCAAAGTCGATGCTCCGACTGTGGTGACTGTTGGTCTTTCGACCGAGCTGACAATATATCCACCAGGAATAACTGCCAGAACGCTGATTACTAATTGCTCGATATTGTCGAGCGATGCAGGATTGCTGTTATATGCAACTGCAACTGTAATTGTAAAATTGATTTTAGCTCTTATATTACTTTTATTAATTGTTTCAAATTCTAAATATGGTGAATCAGGCACAACAACAACTGCTGGAGGAATAACTGTTTCAGGCACAAAGCCATAAACATTTCCTGCAACGCTAGATAAGGCAGTTGCTAAAGGCGTGCGAACCTGTTCAAGAATTGTTTGGTTAGGCACTATTGAGCCATGCTTTCAACATCCATATATGAGCCAAGTAAGCCAACGCATTTATTGAATAATGATCGACCCATTCTAAATGGTGTGGCTGTAAAATCAACGCCTTCTATTTGTCCGCCACCTGCGAGTCTTGCTTGAAAAACCTCTACTGAAACTGTGTAAACGGCTGACTGAACAGCTGCGTTTCCAACATAAGTTGATGCTCCAGATAAAGTGGCAACTCCACTTGGAATAACATTTGCTTCATTGATGTCGGCATTTGTGATTGCAGCTGAGAAGGTATACTCGCCAAGATTGTCTGCAAGTATTGTTCTTGTTCCATTGTAAGGTGATCCGCATCCTGTGATGACAACTGATTGTCCTTCGGTAAATTCATGAATTCCTAGTGTAGTGAAAGTGGCGACATTATCAGTCAGCGACACTTTTTGAACTGGGCTTTTGAATGTAACTAGCATTGGCAAAATAACTGTTTCTGCTGTATCAATAATTTGATTTAAATAAGCATCGTTATACAAGGATGATGACACACCAAGCACAGATCTCAACTCGGAAGCTGTAATTATACTTGGCATGTCATCTCCTTACTCCCTTGAAAGGATGCCTGTGATCGGGAGCAACCACAGGCACTCAGTTAATTACTTATTACGCGTTATCGTTTGATGTGTAGCCACCAGGTAACTTAGGTGCTACTGCTGCATAACCATAGTATCCAACTTGGATTTGACCAGTTGAAATTAGGTTAGTTTGTAGTGATAAGCGTGGGCTCTCATAGAATGTTAGAGCATCTGGGTTGATTACATAGATTGATCCGTCGCCTGTTCCTGAAAGTGAGCGAGAAACATATAGATCAAGTCCTGCAACATTTCCGCGAGTTGATGATGGAGAAAGTGCTCCAGCAGCATTCATCGGATTTGAAGCAATGTAGATTGGGCGACCAGCATCGTTTAAGCCCATGATCTCTGCCCATACATCTGGTGATACAGCAACATTTCTAGCAAATCCTAGAGATCCTGTGTAAACATTCTTTGCAGCATTTGCGAAAAATGCTAAGTAGTTAGCAGCAGTTGCGCCAGCCTTAGCTGTTGCAGCAGTTGCAGTTGCAGATGCGCGTGATACTGCATAAGCATCAGTTGCTTTTGCGTAAGCAAATTCCATCTGGCGAACTAACTCAGTAAAGAATAATGGAGAGCTGCGATCAATTAGCTCAAGCGATATGGTCTGTTGGCCAGAGAATTTTTTGACATCTACTGAAATGAAGGCGGTTGCTTGATCAGTTTCTGATGGTGTGCCTTCCTCATTTGTTAATGCAACAGTTGGTGCTGTGTTAATGCGAGGCAATTCAAAAGTCATTCCTGAAGCAGGTAATGTTTCTTTTGATAGCGCATCAATAAATCCTCTGTCAGCGTTTGAAACTCCGTTGATTAGAGTTGTGCTTTGTGGTGTTGGAATAAAGCCAGCGTTGTCTGTTGTGTTATCTGCGAACGCAACGAACTGACGGCTCTCATCTGATCCTAGTGCTGCACGAATTGAGTGCTCTAGGTATGTTGCCTTTGAATTAATTGGTGAGCGTGGCTTTGTGTAAGCAACTGGTTGAGTTGCTGTTAATGCCACAGGCTCTGATTTTGCAGCTTCTACCGCTTCGGTGGCGATAGGAGCTTCTGATGTTATATCAGACACTTTTTCCTCCTGTGTTGTTGTTTCCTCAGCGGTTGCTTCGGAATTCTCTGTTGGTGTTTCTGTTGCTGCGACATCGGCAACTCTTGCGCTATCAATTGCAGGATCGGTTACTAAACTAACCTCGATTAACTTTGCTGCACTAATTGACATTACGCCGTTTTTGTTTTCCCAATCATCAACCATAACTCCAACGCTAAATCCATCGCGTAGGCCTTCGGCTGCCTCAAGTAAAGAATCATCGCCAGCAATAGTTCCGGCAATCTTAAAAGTTGCTTCGATACCAGCATCATCAGCTGTAATATCCATTAATTTACCAATTGGTCGTGTGCGGTCATGTTCTAGTAATAATTTGACTGGCTTTGAGAAATCAATTGACCCTTTCTCAAATACTGTTGCTCCAGCGCTAGTATTTCCGCGCTCGCCCCAAGTTACAATTGTTCCTGAGATTGTGCGCTTACGATTATCGGCTGCGGTTAGTGTTACTGGGAAATTAATCTTCATCGGATTAAGTCCTCCTCCTCTTGGATTTGCTCAACGCTCATCGCGCCAATGCGGTTTAGTATTTCGTAAACTTGCGCACGCTCTAATGCTGAGCCACGCAAAAAGTCATCAATATCAAATCGAACTTCAACGCCATTTGGCACAAAATCGGCAGCAGAAAGTCTTTGTTCCAAGGGTGTTATTATATTTCTCAAACTGAAATCGATAAGAGCTTTTCTCTCCATAACAGTCGTGCTATATGTCATGCTCGTAGTTTCAGCAGAAACAAAACTGGCCGGAATACCTACGGCTCTTGCCAATTCTAAACTAACATACATTCTGGCTTCATTTAATTGTAATTTAGCAGGATCAAATCCTAATGCAGTTAATTCAACATCAGCATTTAAGAATGCAGTTGCTCTAGTTGATCTTGCTGTTTTCCATGACTCTAATAATTTTGTAATACGCTCTGGAGTTAAATTTGTTCCATTTGATTTTAACACCATTGTAGGAACTGGCTCTTTAGCATATAACTCTGCTGCTTTTTCTAATTCTAATGCAGCTCTAATTGTGCGACCTGCTCTATTTAATACACCTTCATCCAAACCTGAGAAAACTATGATCGAACCTACACCACTCACAGGAATATCAAGTCCATCAATTTGGTAGGCAGTGATTTCTGTTGAATTTGAATTTAATGTATATGAAACTCTATTTGGCGCGACTCTTGTCCATGAACGAATGCGAGCACCATCTGAACTTGAATACTGATCTAAAATAATTCCATAAGCGTTTCCTGTGAAAAGTAAATCCTCCGCTAACCAAGCATAGATTGCTGATCCAGCAATTCTTGGATCTGGTTGCATAATTACGCGTTGTGGTCGTAAATGCTCTTTAGTAAAATGATTGTAAGTTTCTAAAGGTAATGATCCAATTGTTGAGCAAATGATATTTCTTGCTCTTGCTAATGATGGAACTGACATTGCTTGTTCACGAGTAGCAGTTGCAGCTCCGTAAAATAATGAAGCAGCGGATTGTTGAACATTGTAAGGAACATTGCCAGCAGAAACATCTGTTTGAATTGCTGGTGTTTGATTTGTTAAAAATCTATCGAATAATCCCATTAGCATATAATATACCATAAAGTCAATATATTATGCTATTTGAATGTCAACTTCACTTTCTACCTGTGTTGCAAAATATGAAGCTAAAGCAGATGCCACAGCTGCACAAACTGCGACTCTACTTGCACGCCTTCCGATGATCCATGACCCATCCCCATAGGGCAGCTTCGCAGCGGAAAGTGTTTGTTGGGTCAGTTCGTCTTGACCCCCGTGCTGTAATCGATGGGAATTGATTGCGCCTAACCACCGATCACACGATTCAGCATATATCGCCCCATCCATGTCTGTAATGGGAATTCCAGCAGGAACTAACCGACTTGCGACGGCTTGTGCAGTCCTTTTGGAATAAGCGACAGTCTGAACATTATATTTTCTTACATAAGGTGCAATATCGTTTGCAACCGCTAAATCATTGATTGAATAATCGTTTGACCATGTATGGAGTAAAACTAAATTAAATCTTTCTCCCGGTAGTTTTTGAGTTGCCACTAATGCACCAAATTTACGATCTGGACTTAAATCTAATCCAAACCAAGTTTCTTTGTCAGGGTCTAATGGTATTGGGTCAGTTTTACACAATTCCCATTTCTGTGCATCGATTGCAGAATTGATTGTATCTACCCATTGACATAAAACTTCTGTTCGCACAATATCAGGTGGATCATTAATAACAGCTTTAATGTTATCTGGATGAATTGTTATACCAAGCGAAGGGTTGGCTTGAGCGAAGGCTGGCCAATTGATCTCACCCGACGGAAGGGTAATCGGTGCATCTGGCTCGGCACTCCATTCAAACCAACCGATCGTATCGGAGGGGTTCACGCTGGCTGCGATAGCGCGTTCCCTAAGTTTGTTTAGGATAACTGAATGTTGATCTCCAGCGTTTGAATAAATCCATACTTGCGGATTTTTTGAAGCCATCATTGTATATCGCATTGATGACCAAGCATCCTCATCTTTATATTCTCTTAACTCATCAAGATGAATGCTAGATGGAGCTGAAATTCCTCGAGATGCGTTGTTTGCAGCTTTTACCACAAACCTGCGACCACCCTTTAATTCCATTTCCTCTGCGCCATGTTGCCATCTAATCTTTTTTACTTCACTTGCTAATTTGTCATTTGATTCTATTATGCCAACCATCTGTCTAAATGTTTCAAGTGATGTAGTTAATCTATGAGCTGATGAGAGCTGTAAGTTTTCGCCCCACACAAACATGCCAGTCAAAACCCTAAGCATCATAAAGGTGGACTTTCCGGACTGCCTTGCAATTACGAGTCCACACTCGGAATGGTGGTATCGGCCGTCTGGCTTGACCTTATGTCCATGAATAGCAACGAATTCTTGCCAAGGCATTAATGGCATACCGATTTCTTTAGCAAACTCAATCATTTCATGGCCTTTAGACGGCAAATCATTCAATTGTGAGTGAATTCGTGGAGTTTGCACACCTCCTATTATCGATTCATCCTGATCTAAAAGGATCTCTCCAGTTTTAAGATTAATCAAATCGATCCAGTCTGATCGTGGGCGATCGAGGTGTTTTGTGGGTTAGAAAAGGAACGGGGGGTCGGTGGTGTTCTCTTGCTCACAAAAAAACGCCCACCCTTCGATAAATTACATCTACGACAACTTGCAACTAAATTATCATCACTATCTAAACCACCAAGCCTTCTAGGTATTACATGATCTACTGTATTAGCTTCTTGTCCACAATACTGGCATATAAACTGATCGCGTCTAAGTATTCGCTCTCTTATATTACGCCATTGTCTAGTGCTACCACTATCTCTTAATGCTGACTTAGACATCAATACCAGCCTTTAGCCTTATGGTGTGCGAGCGCTTTGCAAGCACATCCATCATACCTATGATTAATGTATTTAAGTCCTTGATCTATCTGTTTAATAGGATCTTTTTCTTTAGACTTTAATACTTGAAACAAACCTGATGCACTTGACTTAGGGTTCTTAGCTTTGTAATTCCATCTACTTTCTTTGTATATAATCTCATCTAAACAATAGAACTGTTCAAAGTTGTAATTCATCTTATGAAATGTAATTTGTTTTAATGTATTAACTTTAATTTCTTGAGATTTAGCTGTATCAAAGCCAATGGTTTGTAAAACAAACATAGCTCCCCCGACTAGCCAGCACCTCGCGAGCTGAGCCTTACGGGCTCGCGTTTTTGCCTTTGGGGCAAATACTTGCCTAGAGCGTATCATGTTAGTGCAACCCCTTCCATGCGTAGAATGACTATACCATCTCACTATGTGGACTATGATTTACATCACATAGATATTGCAACTGTATCTGTAATCATCTGTTTCAGTCCATGTTTGATCGTAACCGATCTCATTCATTTAGATTTACCAGCCCATCCATCGCCCTTAAATGAGATACCCGGAGCTGAGAAAACCCTTACCATATCGATCTTGCATTTAGGACAATTCATACCACCGTCATCCTCTTTATAAGATCTATAAACTGATCCATAAGTGCCGCATTCTTTACAGCTGTATTCATAGTTAGGCATTACTTATCTCCAATCAAATTACATGTATGACATGGCATATCCTTAAACTGCCAAGACCCACATTTATCGCATCTGGTAACGCTGGAGTCTGGAATGTGTAATGCTTCAACTACATTCTTTATGCCAACACATCCACAATCCATACATTGATAAACCTTAAATCCATCAGGCATATCAATGGCATCAAGCCACAAAAACTCTGTGGCTCTTTTGCAACCATTACACTTAAAACTAGTTTGGCTTGTCATAGTTAATCAATTCGTGGCATTTGAAACATGTGCCATCTTTGAATACTCGGTCATCATCGCAAACCTCGCATTTGATAACTGATTGCTCTAGATGCACACCATCATCATCCATGACTACTTGAATGCCTTTACCATTAATAAATGCTATGTATCCCATTACTCCATCCCTTCAAAGAACCAATGGCCATTAGCAGTCATCTTTGCCCATTTAGCATGTTCGGTAACTTTGCCTTTACAAACATAACCATAATAAGGCTTGCCTGTTTTAGAAATGCCTTGTTTAAGAATATGACCATGTTCGCATGATGGTGGCTCTTTAGGTGTTGAGCTGCCTATTGCATCTACAGCCTCAGCAACCGACCAAGCCTGTGGATCATCTTGCTTATTCTCAACTGCAAATGAAGCTCTTAAAGCATCCTCAACAGCTGCTGATCTTGAATTAGGCGCACCATAACGCCTTTCCTGTAATTTCTTTTCGTATTGATTTGGCTCGGCATTATTTACCTTAGCCATTTCCTCTCTCGAAGCGCGTTTGCCTTTAGCTGCAAAACCAGCATTTGCGAGCGCACGACCGATCGCTGAAGTCTCACAATTTTCCAATGCAGAAGTTGAATTAACACCCTTCTCCGTAATGATCTCAAAAGCAAGACCAGTAGCGCACGGCTTTGCATCAGCCTCAGTCTTAAAAATCTTGGCGAATACAACGAACCGCTTTTCAGTCGCTTCAATGAGTTCAGTCTCGATACGATTATCAGGGTATTTCTCATGCCATTTCTCCAGTCTTGATTCTACTGTTTCATAATTATCTAAATTAAACATTATTCCTTCCATTCAAAATCTTTGTCTTGGACTGCTTCGAGTACCGTCCGATAGACAGCACCGTAGGCGATAAAGTCTTTAATTGAGTCGTAATGATCTGGAGTTTCAGTAAGCCTAGAAACCTTGACCAACGCCATACATAAAGCAGCTTGGTGTGGTGTGATTGGGTAATCAAGATATGCACTCCACAATCCTGCGATTCTTTTGTGATTGTAGTATGGGTGTCCATAGACACTGCCACGCTCTTGGATTGTAGTAATGACCTCATTTAACAAATCCTCAGTTTTTGTCATAATCAAATACCTGATCTGACTTCATTTTTCTAACGCGCTCTTGGTGTTCTAAACTCGCACGCCATCCTTCATTACGACCAGTCCAATAACCTTTATCGTAATATCTTTGTGTGATTAATACATAAAACCACCAGATTGTGATACTTCCTAATAAGGTTATAAAGAATACATAACCCATATCTCTCATGTCTTGCATTTTGCTCCCTAATTCTGAACACCCTGTTCAGTTGGGATTAGTATGACTGGATTTACCGACAGCGCAATAGTTTCTTAGCGCGTGTTTTATAACGATTAGATAACGCTAATATCCTCAAAGTCATCGATATGGTCATCAATCGTCCTATCCCGATAATCGGTTTCACGACCCATAAGACTTTCCAAGAGCTGTAAATGAGCCATCTTTATTAATTGGAATAAGGGTTGGAGTCATGTTTTTGCCATTCCATTCAAGAATAGCGATACCCATCTGCCAATTGGCCAAGCCTTTGGTATAAGAGGCTTTTGCCTTGTTCATAAGGTTTCCTACCTCAATGCCATATAAAGGCCTGTAATGGCCTCCTAAGCCCTCAGAATAGGCACTCATACCTAACTTATGGGTGTGGCCACAAACAACGCTCTTACCTGCCTTTTTGGCCAGATTTAGGGCAGTTATGCCAGCGTTAGGATTTGAGTTACCTTCATCCCCATGAGCCAAGATCCAGCCCTTTTCGAATTCGTAGAATGATTTGTGGAAGGTTATGCCTAAAGAATCAAAGTCCATGAACTTGGAGTATTGCAGCTCAGGCAAACTAATTAAGCCAGGCACTTTTAGCAATGTGTTGTAAAGTCGATCTGTGTGATTTGATCTAACAATATGAGCTTCTTTAGCATTTTCAGTTAATGCCCAAAGAATATCTTGAGTTGCCTTACGATCATCATCAAGGGTTTGTTGGTAGGCGAGTGGTGTTTTCTCAGCCCAACGGCTGATTGTTTGAAAATCAATTTCATCGCCAACGCAGAGAACAGAATCAAACTTCTCTTTACGGGCTAACTTAATTACATTTTTTACAGCTGTTTCATGGTGGTATGGGATTTGTAAATCCGAGATAACCAAGTATCGCTTAATCTTCATCCTCATCGGGAGTAGGAATAGTTGGGATGATCCCTTGATCGCCTACGATCCAGTCAGGCATTGACTCAGGATTATCCATTAGATACAAAGCAACAGACTCAGAAAATCCAGCCTTCTTAGCTGCTTTGAATATCTCATGTTTTGCAATATAGAAAACCTCTAACTTAGTTAAAGGATCAGGAGTACGGCGAACGCGACGACGATTAACCTTTTTGCGTTTAGATTGTTTCCGTGTGTTCGCCATAACAGAAATTATCGCTTACTGATTAAAGTAAACAGTTCATCAACACGCTGTTCAAGTCGTGAACTTCTACTGTCAATTCGGTTAATAGCATCTTTGATCGAGCTGCCTGAATTAGGTTTAAGTTCGCTTAGGAAACTTTTAATAACCCATCGTAGAGCCAGTAATAAAGCGGTCGCGATACTGCAAACGCCAACGCCAAATGCGACCCATTCGTTCGGTGTCATGAAGCATTAATTCCGTAATCAGCTTCGCTCCCTGATTTTGGATCAATTGCTTTTACAATAGGCGCAACTAACGCACCAAGTAATGTTGCATAGGCTGGATGAATGTCAGCCACGATTGCTAAGGCTACTGTTATTCCACTAGCTGCCACAGCTCTCAAATATGACTTAATTGCTGCTTTGTGTTTTTTGGTCAGTTTCATTAATTGCCTTTCAGTAGTGGGATGTCGAACTTGTCGCCATTTTGATTTGGCTTAAAACTTACATGGATGTGCTTATGGTGTGGATTAATGCCCCGATACTTAACCCAACGCCAAAACGACTTACCTGAACATATTTTACCAGCGTGAATTATGTAAGAAATACGCTTATCTTTTTTTGCTGTGAGTCGAAGCTGATCTGCCAGAGCGTGACTAATCCCTTGTTCGTCAGATAAGCCAGCGTCAATATCGATCGCGCATACTTCACCTGATGGTCTTGGGTTATGGTCGGATTTCCTTGATTGATGCTTAAGATCACCGATCCATCCATCAGCTTTCCTGCTGCGATCCACGAAAGTATCATTTACTTGATCGCGTAAACTATCAGCAGCTTTAGATAGGTAAGGCTTCATTAGCCAAGTAACAATTTTGCTTCATCAGCAGTTAAACCTAAGCGATCAAGAATTGCTTGTTTTTGAGCAATTGCAACTTCATCAATTGTTGGAAGTTCATCAATCATTTTTTGTTGCAATTTTTTTTCAGCATCCAACTCGGCTTTAGTCATTTCTCTTTCAATAACCTCATTGGTCGTGCAATTAATTTCGACTTTTTTAGTTGTCATTATGAAATACCCCATAACTGTAATGTGCCTGTAATTGACTGACTGGCCGATCTTGTAAAATCAACTCTTGTTATTGCAGTTCCAGTTGAAATGTAATTGCCTTGAGCAGATCCATTATGATAACAATTTTCTGCTGATGAATAACCAGCCTTTGTATAACCAAAAGTCCTTTTTAATGTGGTTGAAGCATAATTATATATATCAAAATATCCATTATGGCCACCATTATTTGCAGATGTATTGGTTGCCGGGATTGGAGCAAAAAATTTACTTGCACCAATACTAGAGTTGGCATCCGCACCAAGCGCGACGCATGTCTGGCTATTGCTTTTAATTGCACTTGAAACATAAGAATAATTACTGCCAGTATCATTATTAAAAGTAGCAGTCCAAAAAGTATCGTGTGTATTATTAAAACAATCAATAAACAAAAGACGCAGATGTTTATATGTTGTTGGAATTGAAGTCAGTGATATTGAAGTCGCTGCGGTTAATGTAGTTGTGCTTATAAGAGTTTGACCACCAGCAGAAATTGTTGCCCATTCAGGAGCAGTCGCGCCAGAATTGACAGTTAATACTTGACCAGCAGTTCCAAGACCCAATCTTGTATTTGTGTTTGCAGTTGATGAACGATATTCAATATCACCTAAAGTTGTTGATGGGTTTAATGCTTTTGTTGTGGTGTCAATTGATGAACCAAGTGTGCGAATAGCACTTGCGCCGTCTTTGACTAGCGCGGTGTCATCTGGAGTTGTCCAGCTGTAGTTCGTGGTAGTTGCCATGTTATCCTATCCTCAGGCTACGATTGTAGCGTATTCCCATGTCAAAGTTGGATCTATTGTTTGCCATGTTTCGGTTATTGGTGTGGTATTCCAACGCATAGCCACTTGGCTAAATGCGGTTGGTGAAACATTGATTGTTAAAAACAGCTCATTAAATCTAGTGCTCCATGACCAGCCCTCAACATAACCCTCAAATGTGCCACCTGAGATCTGAGTTGGCAGGTTGGCTAGATAAACTGGCATTCCCATGAATACGCCTAGTAAAGCATCTCGATCTGTATTATCGATTTCAGGGTTAGTTATTGGAAAAGTAATAGATTGAAATTTAGGTATTGGATAGGCTCTTTGAGCAATATAACGATCAGCAATAGCTTGAGCATCAACTGACCCTTGAACCCTTGAATTGATTGTTTCGGCTTTGTATCCGTATAAAGCAATTGAAGCAAGATCTGTAGCTGTTTCCTGTGATGCGTAATTATTACCATAATTTAGATAAATATCATTTCTAACATCACCTGAACGCATAACTGTAGATAGGCCTGAACCTAAAGCATGGCCAGCATCTAGATCAACATAACCATTGGTTAATAAATAATTCTGTCTGTGATCTGCATCTGCGTAACCTATATTTCCTGCATTATCCTCATAAATATAACCAAAGGCAGAATTGGCAATATCAGCAACGACATTGTAAATCGTGTCTGTTACATTTGATTGAGCAGTCATTGTGTAAAGACCAGGTTGATCAATATCGCCTAATCCTAAATTAACTGCATTAGCCCAAGTTTCAGTTGCGTTGTAAGTTGCCCATGTTGTAGCTGATGGAACATCATTCCAAGTGCCAAGTAATACGCTAGAAAGGATCGCATAAATCTGATCGCCATCCTCATCCTGAGAAATGCTATTATTCCAAATTTCTTTAGATATTCTGGCAAGTGAACCCATAGCAATAATGGTGTATTGAATAACAGTAGCAATAGATCCAGTAGCACCAACTTCAACAGTAACATCTGTAATGTCGCCACCAAATAGGCTTACATAAGCATTTGATGTGTCCTTGACTTGTAAATCTAAACTGTCATTTATATCAAAAGGTAAAGTTTGACCATTTAAAGCAAGTAAAGTTATTTGAACATAAGATGGATTTGGCTGTGAATAAATGTCATCTCGACCAGCCTGATGTTGAATATCGCTAATTGCTATGTCAGTGTAATCGACCCCACCAACAATTAACTTCCAATCTGGTGTCCACACGCTCATGGCTACTTCTTAACAGCTGCGCGTGATAAGTATGGATTGGATCTAGCGGCACTATCATTAACAACCTTAGCAACAGCCCTTGCAGCACCTTCTCCATCAATTGCGTTAACAGTTATATTTGTAACACCTTGCCCTGTTGTGTAACCACCACTTGCTCTTGGAACTGATGGTAATGATGATCTAGCAGCTGATGGAGCAGGGTTTGGAATTGATCCTACATTTACACCCGGAATGATATTAACAACTCTAATTAATTCATTGGCAAGGGATACGACTAAGCCAATTGCTTCTCTTAGGAATGTGATAAATCCTGAAATAATTCCAGACACAACTCCAATTGCTTTTCCAAAACTTTCAGCACCTCTTTGGGTTTCAGTAAGGCTTGCACTTAATCCTTCATCACCAGTTAATCCTGCAATAAAGGCATTAAGGGTTGGGATACCTTGATCGTTTAAGAATGTAATAAATTGCTCAACTGCTGGTAATAAAGCAACTCCTAAACTTTCTTTTGCTTCATCAAATCCTACTTTTAAGCGATCGATCTTTCCTTGAAAAGTTTCAGCATTTGTAGCTGCTGCGCCACCATAAAGATCAGCAAGTTTCTGTTGAACCTCAGTGAATGACAAGGTTGATAATTCTGCTTTACTTAATCCAAGTCCTAATCTGCCAAGAGATGTAACATTTCCATCCTGCGCTCTACCTAAAGCATTTGCAACAGTTTCTAAATCTTTACCTGATGCTGCACTAATATCTAAAGCAAGGGTTAATAATTTTTGGGCTTCCTCAGTTGATTTTGTGCTTACCGCCAACCTCTGCATGGCTGGGCGTAATCTGTCATCAGCAACACCAGTGGCTAAAGATGTCTTTAAGATCATGTCCTCAGTTGCCGCTATTTGGGCATCAGTAGCCCCTGTAGCCTGTCTTAAAGCATTGGCTAACCTTAATTGTGCCTGCTCATCCTCTATCGCAGCCTTGACCCCATCAACGGCTAATTTGCCAGCATAGGCAACGGCAGCAGCAGCAGCGATCGCAAATGCAGCAGCAGCTTTCTTTCCAAACTCTGAAATCTTACTTGAATTAGTTTCAACGGCTTTATCAGCTTCGCCTAACTTCTTTTTTAAGTCATCTACATCAGCAAGGATCGATAACTTTAATGTTCTATTACCGGTTGCCATTAGACCCATTCCTTAATAATGCGATCAAAACTTTGTTCCCACTTGTTAATCAATTCAGGCTGAATTCTGCGAAGGGTTGGATAAATGAACCATCCGCGAGATCCACGACCCGACCTTCCAGAATATGTAGGGAACTGTTTGAATTTATTTGAACCAAACTCAACGCCACCCCATAGGGTTTGTGTAGTAGCACCACCTGAAAATTTTTGTCTTGCGAACCCGTAACTGAATTCGCCGATCTTACTTGATTTAGAGATGCTAACGCCATCCGCGACTCTCTGCGCAACTTTGCCAGCCTTTGTTCTAGTTGCAGCTGACTGTTTAATTTCCTCTGATGCAAAATACGCCAGAGCAGCAGATTGACGGCGTGCTTCATCAGTAGCTTGGTCGTCCATAAGTTTGAAAGCCTTGTAAATATCGCGCAGGTCTTTTTTATTGTAGGCGATTGTTTCATTTGCCATACCTCTGCTCCAATACTTCTATCGCTGTCAAAATGTCGTCTGAATCAACCCATTCACTCATTGGTATCTGTGTGGCTATTGCCAACTCAACCAATAATCTACTTAGGCTTCCTGCTGGATGACTTTTGGGTCTGCATCACCGACTATTACATCGGATACTGTTTCCATCCATACTTCAAAACCTTTTACTGGCTTTCCTGCTGCTTCTCGCTTATGTGCGTTATAAGCCAAAAACATTAGATCCCACATACCAAGTTTTTCTTTTGCTTGGCTTATGGTATGACCAGTTTGCTTTTCCCACTTTGCCCACTCAGGCGGTTGGGCTACATAAGTGGCTTGCTCGCCTGAGTTATATTCAATTGTAATTGGTAACTTCATTTTTTGCTCCCGTTTCTATTTCTTAACTAAATGTTTCTGTTACTGCTCCACCTGAAACTGTGAATTCAAAATCAACAGTTTGTGCATCAATTCCTGATCCACCTGCTGTTGGGAACTCTGGCTTTACTGGGAACACAAATTGCGCTCCAGTTGCAGCTGTAAGAGTAATTGAAATATCTGTATCTGGCGCTGTTTCTGCTGCTGTCCATAAGGCTTCACAAACTGAGTTTGCCTTGCCCCAATCAGCCAACATTGATAAAGCAAATGTGCCAGAAATATCGGTTGTCTTGTAAGCAACGCCATCAAGTGTTTGATATGCCTGACGCTCATTAACCTTTGTTAAAACTGCGCTGGTTGCTTGCGCTTCGATGTCTGTTCCACCTGTGAAAGACAACGAAATATCGCGACCAGTGATTACTACTGTTGCCATGATTATTTCTCCTTAGACTGTGCGTGTGTAGTAGGTAGATACTCGAACATCTGCGATAAGCAAAGTCGATGCTCCGACTGTGGTAACTGTTGGCCTTTCGACCGAGCTGACAATATATCCACCAGGAATAACTGCCAGAACGCTGATTATTAATTGCTCGATATTGTCGAGCGATGCAGGGTTGCTGTTATATGCAACTGCAACTGAAATAGTAAAATTAACTTTTGCTCTGATATTGCTTTTATTGATTGTTTCAAATTCTAGGTATGGTGAATCAGGCACAACAACAACTGCTGGAGGAATAACTGTTTCAGGCACAAAACCATAAACATTTCCTGCAACGCTAGATAAGGCAGTTGCTAAAGGTGTGCGAACTTGCTCAAGAATTGTTTGGTTAGGCACTATTGAGCCATGCTTTCGGTATCCATGTATGAGCCAAGTAAGCCAACGCATTTATTGAATAATGATCGACCCATTCTGAATGGTGTGGCAGTAAAATCAACGCCTTCAATTTGTCCACCACCTGCTAATCTTGCTTGGAAAACCTCTACTGAAACTGTGTAAACGGCTGACTGAACAGCTGCGTTTCCAACATAAGTTGATGCTGTAGATAAAGTGGCAACTCCACTTGGAATAACATTTGCTTCGATGATGTCGGCATTTGTGATTGCAGCTGAGAAGGTATATGCGCCAAGATTGTCTGCAAGTACTGTTCTTGTTCCATTGTATGGTGATCCGCATCCTGTGATGACAACTGATTGTCCTTCGGTAAATTCATGAATTCCTAGTGTAGTGAAAGTGGCGACATTATCAGTCAGCACAACTTTTTGAATAGGGCTTTTGAATGTAACTAACATAGGCAGAATAACTGTTTCTGCTGTATCAATAATTTGATTTAAGTAAGCATCGTTATACAAGGATGATGACACACCAAGCACAGATCGCAACTCGGAAGCTGTAATTATGGTTGGCATGTCATCTCCTTACTCCCATTAATGGATGCCTACGATCGGGAGCAACCGTAGGCACTCAGTTAAGTTGATTAGTTCTTGTTGAAGTGAACTGATCCGTTAGCAACCTTAGTTGCAAGTGCTCCGTAGCCATAGTAAGCAACAGATACTTGACCAGTTGCAGTAATGTCTGAACGAAGTGATAAGCGTGGGCTCTCATACCATGTGTATGACTCTGGATTAATTACGAACATTGATCCATCGCCAGTTGTGTAAGTTAGAGCTGAAAGTGAACGAGATACATATAGATCTAGTCCTGCAACATTTCCACGAAGTGATTGTGGTCCAACTTGACCGCCTGCATTCTGTGGTTGTGATGCGTTGTAGATTGGGCGACCTGAATCGTTGTAGCCCATGATGTTTGCCCATTGTTCTGGTGAAACAACAATGTTGCGAGCAAAGCCTAGTGAGTTTGAATAAACCAACTGTGCTGCTTGTGCTGCATAACCTAATAGGCCGGCAGCTGTGTTGTCCTGAGCAGTTGTAGCAATTAAACCAGATGAAATAATTTGGTTTGCAACATACTTATCGGTTTCTTTTGCGTAAGCAAACTCCATTTGACGAACTAACTCATCAAAGAATGCTGGAGATGAACGATCTAGTAATTCAACTGAGAATGTTTGTCCGCCAGCAAATTTCTTAACATTTACTGTTACGAAAGATGATGTCATGTCAGTTGTATCAATTGCTGCTGCTTCTGCTTCCTCGCCAACAGTTGGAACTGCTGTGATCTTAGGAATTTCAAAAGTCATTCCTGATGCTGGTAGAGCACCGCGAGAAATTGCATCGATTGCTCCACGATCGCCATTTGATAGACCATTAATGATCTCTGTTGATTGTGGTGTTGGAATTAAACCTGCAACTGTTGAAGTTGTGTCGGCTGCCATAACATACTGACGGCTTTCATCGCTTCCTAGTGCAGCACGAACTGAGTGCTCTAGGTATGTTGCTTTGTTAGTGATTGGTGAGCGTGGCTTAGTATAGGCAACAGACTGAGCTGCCACTACGACCACAGGCTCAGACTTTGCAGCTTCTACCGCTTCGGTTGCGATAGGAGCATCTGAAGTAATATCAGACACTTTGTCCTCCTGTGTTGTTTGATCCTCAGCGGTTGCTTCGGAATTCTCTGTTGGTGTTTCTGTTGCTGCGACATCGGCAACTCTTGCGCTATCAATTGCAGGATCGGTTACTAAACTAACCTCAATTAACTTTGCTGCACTTATTGACATAACGCCATCTTTGTTTTTCCAGTCATCAACCATAACTCCAACGCTAAATCCATCGCGTAGGCCTTCGGCTGCTTCTAATAAAGAATCATCGCCAGCAATAGTTCCGGCAATCTTAAATGTTGCTTCAATACCAGCATCATCAGCTGTAATATCCATTAACTTGCCAATTGGTCGTGTGCGATCATGCTCAAGCAATAATTTAACTGGTTTTGAAAAATCGATTGACCCTTTCTCAAATACTGTTGCTCCAGCAGATGTATTTCCGCGCTCGCCCCAAGTTACGATTGTTCCTGAGATTGTGCGCTTACGGCTATCGGCTGCGGTTAGTGTTATTGGGAAATTAATCTTCATCGGATTAAGTCCTCTTCTTCCTGTATTTGTTCGACACTCATTGCGCCGATGCGGTTTAGTATTTCATAAACTTGCGCACGCTCTAATGCAGATCCACGCAAGAAATCATCAATATCAAATCTGACTTCAACGCCATTTGGCACAAAATCAGCGGCACTTAATCTTTGTTCAATTGGAGTAATAATATTTCTCAAGCTAAAATCGATAAGTGCTTTTCTTTCCATAACAGTCGTGCTGTATGTCATGCTAGTAGTTTCAGCAGATAAGAATGATGCTGGAATACCAACTGCTCTTGCAATTTCTGTTGCTAGGTATTGGCGTGCTTCGTTTAATTGTAATTTTTGTGGATCAAAACCTAAAGCGTTTAATTCAACATCAGCATTTAGAAATGCAGTTGCTCTTGTGTTTCTCGCAACCTTCCATGACTCAAGAAGTTTTGTAATTCGCTCTGGAGTAAGGTTTGTGCCATTTGATTTTAACACCATTGTAGGAACTGGCTCTTTAGCGTATAATTCAGCAGCCTTTTCTAATTCTTGTGCAGCTCTAATTGTGCGACCTGCTCTATTTAATACACCTTCATCTAATCCACTAAATACAATTAAAGATCCGATACCTGTTGCTGGCACATGCAAACCATCAACCATATATGAAGTAATTTCAGTTTGATTTGCATTTAGATTATAAGTAACTCTATCTGGCGCAACTCTTGTCCATGCACGAACTCTACTGTTATCTGATGCAGCATAACTGTCTAAAACAATTCCATAAGCGATTCCGTGAAATAGTAAATCCTCAGCGACCCATGCGTAAATAGCAGAACCAGCAATTCTTGGATCTGGTTGCATAATTACACGATTTGGCTCAATATGTTCTTTTGTAAAATGATTATAAGTTTCTAAAGGTAATGATCCGATTGTTGAGCAAATTATATTTCTTGCTCTTGCAACAGATGGAACTGACATTGCTTGTTCACGGGTTGCTGTTTGTGCGCCATAAAATAAACCGCCAACTGCGGATTGTAAATTGTATGGAGTATTAGCTGCTGCTACATCAACTAAATTTGTTGGTGTTTGATTTGTAAGAAATCTATCGAATAATCCCATTAGCATATAATATACCATAAAGTCAATAAACTACGCTATTTGAATATCAACCTCAGTTTCAACCTGTGTCGCAAAATAAGTTGCTAAAGCAGATGCCACAGCTGCACAAACTGCGACTCTACTTGCTCTCCTACCGATGATCCATGACCCATCCCCATAGGGCAGTTTCGCAGCCGATAGTGTTTGCTGGGTCAGTTCCTCCTGACCACCATGCTGTAATCGATGGGAATTGATTGCGCCTAACCATCGATCGCATGATTCAGCGTATATCGCCCCATCCATATCTGTAATGGGAATTCCAGCAGGAACTAACCGACTTGCGACGGCTTGTGCAGTCCTTTTGGAATAAGCGACAGTCTGAACATTATATTTTCTTACATACGGCGCAATATCGTTTGCAACCGCTAAATCATTTATTGAATAATCGTTTGACCATGTATGTAGTAAAACTAAATTAAACTTTTCTCCTGGTAATTTTTGAGTAGCCACTAAAGCTGCAAATTTACGATCAGGACTTAAATCTAATCCAAACCAAGTTTCTTTGTCAGGATCTAGTGGTATAGGGTCAGTTCTACATAATTCCCACTTTTGTGCATCAATAGCAGAATTGATTGTGTCTACCCATTGACATAAAACTTCTGTTCGCACAATATCAGGCGGATCATTAATAACCGCTTTCAAGTTATCAGGGTGAATTGTTATTCCCAAAGATGGATTGGCCTGAGCAAAGGCTGGCCAGTTAATATCGCCTGACGGAAGGGTAATAGGCGCATCTGGTTCAGCACTCCACTCAAACCAACCCAATGGGTCATTGGTCGTGGCTGATGCCAATGCCCTCTCACGCAATTTGTTTAAGATTACAGAATGCTGATCTCCAGCATTTGAGTAAATCCATACCTGCGGATTTTGTGCAGCCATCATGGTGTATCGCATTGATGACCAAGCATCCTCGTCTTTATATTCTCTTAATTCATCTAAATGGATTGTCGATGGTTTAGAAATACCACGCGAAGCATTGTTAGCAGCTTTAACCACAAACCTGCGACCGCCTTTTAATTCCATTTCCTCTGCACCATGTTGCCAGCGTATCTTTTTTACCTCAGATGCCAAGCGAGGGTTTTCTTCTATTAGCGAAACCATCTGTCTAAATGTTTCAAGTGATGTAGTTAATCGGTGAGCTGAGGATAGCTGTAGATTCTCTCCCCACACAAACATCCCGGTCAGAATACGTAACATCATAAATGTTGACTTACCATTTTGGCGTGCGATCAAAAGTCCTGCCTCTGTATGATGCCAGCGACCATCTGGCTTAACCTTATGGCCATGTATTGCCACAAACTTTTGCCAATCCATAAGCGGAATGCCTATCTCAGCTGCAAAGTCAATCATTTCATGACCTTTTGAAGGTAAATCATTAAGTTTTGAGTGAATTCGTGGAGTTGGCACACCTCCTAATTCTGATTGAAGAAGATTAAGCACGATCGCTTCTTTTTCGGTCATGACGATTTTGATTGAGCCTGATCGTGGGCGATCGAGGTGTTTTGTGGGTTAGAAAAGGAACG